GTGACGATAGTGGGGAAAGTAAAATAACCCCCCAATAACTCCATTCGTACGTACGTGTGTGGAGAAGTAAAAGGAGTTTCGTATATTACGGTATAATAAGAAAGGTAAATAATTAAAAATAAAAGTTATGAAAACGTATATTGTAAAATTGAAACAAAAAGGTGGTGGTGGATTAGAGATACAAACCCAAATTACAAGTTCTTCAACAATGAGTAGCGTTAGACAAATTGCTGAGAATCAAAACCCGGGTTATTTTTCAATATCTGTAAAACAGGTTTAGATTAGATTAATATTCCATTCGTACGTACGTGGTGATTACTTAGGGTAGTTGCCATATGTACTGCATAATTACCGCATAAATTAGTTGGGCGTACGTGCGTATATGGTATGGATGATGTATATAGCCCCGCGCGCGTTGGTGTCAATATACGCGGGCGTAGGTAGGGGTTGGGTTGTGGGGTTTTCATATCGCTCGTACAATCCTTTCACATCGATTAATATATACCTATATATAACAATTGGTAATTAAATTTCGAAATGGACAAAGGGATAAAAATTCAAAGTAACCAAAAAAGTTATCTCTAAAAAATTTTCGCCATCGACAAAAGTATATACAAAAAGGGTAGGATAAGCGAGATAGTATTCGTATAATCCAGTATAATAAGGAAAAAATTAAGGTTATGAAAAGAGGATTCAAATTCCAACAAGGAGATAAATTAAGTAGAAATTTACAATTCGTATCATTTATTATATTAGCATTAATTGCTATGGGAATGATTACATTGGCAGTGATGGATATGATGCCTATGGGGTGTTTATTAGCATTTATCCCAATGGTGTTAATGATGAAGAAAAACATTGAAATGTGGGAATTTTATAATGATATTTTAATACTCAAAAAAATTATGCAAAGTAAAGAATTCAAAAAACTTTATGATGAGCAAGAAAAAGAAAACAAATCAAATAAATAAGTAAACAAATAAGTTAAATTAAAGAGTTATGGCAAAGAAAAAATCAATGTACCGCAGGTTAGTAAACCCAAATGATGGAACAAAAATCATCACGTATGAGGGAAAATTACACAATTGGGAAGGACCAGCATTATTCCCACAGGGTGAGGAAAAAGGAGCAGAGTATTACCTATATGGAATTCAGTACACAAAGGAAGAGTGGAAAGCAGCAAAAAGCGACCACACAGGACTTCCATGGTACAAGAATCCGGGTTTAACAACAAGATTTTAACATAATAGCGATGAGAAAGGGGACAAGAGTTCAAGTTTGGTACTTCGGTGAGTACTTTGAAGGTACAATTATTGAAGACAAGAAAGTAAGGTTAGACCGAGGTTTAGTCTTATCGGAACTCCCCCTCAAATCCAAAGCCCCAAAAGGCTCCCCATGGTACATAGTAAAACGTATTAAATAACATTTTAAACAAAGAACCAATCATGCCAATCAAACAAATCACCATTGAAGAATCCCATTCATACGTCCCTTTTGACAAAGACTTTGAAAACAACACCCCTCAATACTACACAATCTCCCCTTCAACAGACCCTAATTACCCAGGCGAAGATGGATGGGAAGACGTAAGGTACTTCACCAGGGAAGATAAAAGCATATACACCAATAGAGATGGTGAGGGTGATAGCTGGGTTTATGTACTATCAAATCCATCCATCCCCGGTAAATTAAAAATAGGCTCCACTTCAAAACAACCCGATGTAAGAGCAGCTCAAATAAGTCGGGGTAGTGGAGTTCCAACCGACTTTAAAGTTGAATTTGCATTTTGGTGTTTTAACGCACTTGCCTGTGAGAGAGAGATTCATAAGTTACTAAAAGACTCTCGGGTATCCAACCAAAGAGAATTCTTCACTGTAACTTTACATGAAGCTACCGAGGCTGTAAAAGAAATAGGGAAGAGGTATGTATAACTATAAATCTCCCCCAAGTTTATGCCAAAATGTAGTATATACGTATAGAGGTAGGGGTGTGATGTTTATGAAAGCGTTAGAGGGTTAACTAAAAAATTAAGATTATGAAATATTCACATATATTACAACAAGAGATGAATGAGTTGGTTATGATGTACTCCGAACTTTCTTTTATAAATGATGAACTTTGGGCTTACCACCCTAGTAATAAAGATTTTATTAATCCTATTAAGGCTTTTGATGATAATTTGATTGAGATGGCCAAAATTGAGCGTAAAATGAATGAGTTGGAGCGCGAAATTAGAGATAACCAATAAAATACACTAAGATGGGTTTAGAAGATTTTTATCGCAGTTTATTTGGCAAAAAAGATGAACTAGCTAAGATGGAGGACGAAATTGAGATGTGGAAAGACACACCTAGATATAAGGTTGGCATGTTTTTTAAGTTAATCACTAATGGTACTAAATTAAGGAGACAACTTATTAGTATGTTTGAGGATGATAAACGTGTTAATATTGAAGATGCTGGTGAGTTTATTATGTACAATAGAGCTTGGTTTTGGTTACAAGATTTTGATATTAAAAATGATGAGTGGGTTGATGCTTTGTCTCACTATGATAATGATGAATTATTTAAGTCTCTTACCCAAACAATTGAATATTTTGAGGAATTAGAAGAATATGAAAAATGTGGAAAATTATCTTCTATTAAGAATCTTTTAAAATAACTTGGTTCTTAAGGATACTTTATATATCTTCAATATATGTAGTAAGAAAATATGTTGTTAATAATTTATACAACATAATAAAGAAAATATCTAGGAAAAATAGATATTAAAAAAATAAAATAATAAAAAACGTAGTTATAACGTAGGGATAACCCTAATAAAAATAAATTAAAATTAAAGTTATGAATTTAAAACCTGAAGAATTAAAAGAGAATTGGGATGTATTGTTGAACTATATCGACACTTATATCACTGGAGATCGTAAAGATAAACTACTTGAGTTTTATAATAAATTTGAGGAACGTCTTGTTTTAATGCCTGCTGCTCATAAAAAGGAATATCATAATGCATTTCCAGGCGGATATGTTGAGCATGTTAATCGAGTTATTCGTTGTTCTCTTAAACAATATGAATTGTGGAAAGAAGAAGGAGCAGATATTACTACTTTTACTATTGAAGAATTAGTTTTTTCTGCTATTAATCATGATCTAGGTAAGATGGGTAGTGCTGAACATGAATCATATATACCCCAGACTGATAAGTGGAGACGTGATAAATTAGGTGAAGATTATATGCACAATAAAGCTATCCCATTTTCATCCGTCCCAGATAGAGGATTATTTCTCCTCCAGTCTCATGGTATTCAATACACCTTTAATGAGATGATTGCTATTCAGACTCACGATGGTTTATATGATGAGGCGAATAAAAAATACTTATTCTCATTTATGCCAGAGACGAAACCTCGTACATCACTACCGTTTATCTTGCATCAAGCAGATTTAATGGCTGCTCGTATTGAGTTTGAAAGAGAATGGTTACCTAAACTAAATGGGAAAAATTCCGTGGATACCTCAAAGAAGAGTTTTACATTGAACAACAATACTAAAAAAACACCAACCAAAGATAAAGCTTTAAAAAGCGTCCAAAGTCAAGGGTTAAAAAATCTATTAGATAATATATGATAGTTGCCATAATTATATTAGGGGTTTTTGTTGTGGGTCTAGGATTCACAACAATAAACCTTCTTCGTAAAAATGAGAAGCAGGAAGATATTCTCGTGGGTTACCTTCAATATTTGGATAAAATATCTCAAATAATTGAATTCACAGATAAAAAATTGGGAGAAATTGATTCTAAGGAAACTTTCAAATCTGATGATGAGGTTGGTTTTTTCTTTGAAGAATTGCAAAGATTACAAACCATACTAAACGAATTTAAGGTAGAAAACCTTGAAAAATAACCTAACTTTATGCCACCTAAATCTAAGATTAATAGGAATTACTTTACTCAAGAAACCGAAGATGCTATACTTTTGTATAATAAAACCGAAAGTTCAAATCAACGTAGTAAAATATATTCTCAAGGAATTCATTATCCCTTTTTCAAATTAACCCAAAATATAATCCACACATTCAAATTTTATAATACGGATGTTGAGGATTTGGAACACCTACAACATGAGATTATTGTGTTTTTGTTGGGTAAAATGCATTTATATCACCATAGTAAAAGTATTGAAGATCGTTTACATAAGATTGTCAATAAAAAACACGATAATTGGTCATATGTATCTTATTTAGCTGATGATACTATTGAAGAACATGTTACTGAAGATGCATTTAACAAATCATTTGAACTTAAGTCCCAATATCCACTCCATACCCAGGGAACATTTTTAGAATCTACAGGTAATTCAGATAAAATCACTTTAGAACAGATTAGAGAATTTATTGCACCTTATCTCTTAGTAGTAGGTGAGGATTGTAAGAAAGAACTTAAGAGATTAACCCCACCTAAAGCATACTCATATTTTGGGACTATAGTTAAAAGATGGTTGATTAATTATAATAAAAAAAACTATAATAAAAAAATCAACTCATCACCTATAGAAGATTTACACCATTCTTTAAATTATTCTTATGGTCTAGATTCAGGTAACCCCTCAAATGATCAACTTTCTTCTTTCATAGATGATTTTGTTGATCATGTTGATATTAATATTTATAATTACTTCCCAAAATCCAAAGATGCTCAAGTAGCAGATTCAATCTTAGAACTCTTCAGAAAGAGGAATTCAATTGACGTTTTTAATAAAAAAGCACTTTATATTTATCTTAGGGAACAAGGTGATTTCAAAACACAAAAAATAACAAAGATATCTAACTCATTATATGAGATATTCAAGGACGAGTATACCTTCTATTTAGAAAATGGTTATACAAATTTTGAAAGTTTGTAGAGAACATATTTATAACCAAACATATCAATATGAGTAATCTAGATAAAAAGGTATTTGGTAAAAAGAAATTCTCAAATTTACTTGAAGAAATATATTCTAATCAAAAGAAAAAAGAAGAACAAATAACAGCTCTTATCCAAGAGTTGAAACCTTTAATTAATGATATTGGGGACGCTACTTTAATAGTCCCACTTATTAAAGAGTATATGGATTTAGGTATTAAGAATGATGAGCAACTTATTAAGATGGCTACCATCATTCAACGTGCTTTAAATACAGGTAAAGAAAATGAAGATGATTTTGGTTTATCTGAAGATGAGAAAAAACAATTATTTACTGAGATTGAAAAATTTAACGATAAAACCCCTAAAAAACTACAATGATAAATAGAGTTGGTATAACTGCTACTATTGAGAATAACCCCTTTGATTCCCAAAACCCATCTACTGTAGTTGAAGGGAATAATCCTATTTCCTTGGGTGTTGTTTCTGAAATCATAATTACCCCCGAACAAACCACCACCCCATCAACAAACCCAGGAGGGATAAGTAGCTTAGGTGCCATCAGATGTAATAATTTAGGAAATGATTTGATATATCCCTTATACCCTAACTTAAAAATAATTCCAACTCTAGGTGAAGCAATAGTTGTAGTAAGTTTAGACTCCTCCACCCTCAATCAAAAAGTTGAAGATGCCCCTGAGGATTATATCCCCCCATTTTCACCTAAAAAGTTTTATATTAGTACTTTAAATATACATGGAAATAATTTTTTAAATGTACCTCTAGGGGTTAGAGTAAAAGGAGAATGGAATGGTGTATTTAACGAAACCCTAAAAATCCATAAATTAATTCCTCAAGTTGGGGATACAACATTAGAAGGTAGGTTTGGAAATAGTATTAGATTGAGTAGTACCCTAGATTATCCTAACTTAATAAAACTCCCTTGGTCAGAACCAACTGAGAAAGGAAACAATAATGATCCTATCATAATATTAAGAAATGGTCAGGATCCTGATATAAAAACTGCTATAACTGACCCAACATTACCTGTAGAGGAAGATATAAATGGAGATTTATCTTCGTTATATATAACTTCATATCAAAAACTACCTATTGAAATTTCAAAAGTAGATAATAATAGATTTATTTCATATTCCACCCCTCCTATTACCCCTAATGAATTTTCGAACCCTCAAATAGTAGGCAATTCTGATAGAATATTATTAAATGCTAAAACTGATAGTATTTTATTAAGTGCTCAAAAATCTGTTGGGTTAATATCTAATGAAAGTATAAACCTAGATTCTCCTGAAATAAACATACATTCAGGGAATCTTAGACTGGGTAGTAAAAGTGCTTCTGAATCTGTTTTACATGGAGATAAAACAATAAAAAATTTAAAATCCTTAGTTAATATATTAAGAGGATTAGTTAACAGTACTATAGCCACAGATCCTAAATATAGTTCCCAAGCTACTGGTTTTTTAACTGCATTAGATTTAATAGATTCCCAGTTTAACAATTGTAAAAGTAAAAACGTAAAAGTTAGCTAATGAATTTTTTCCCTGATAGTAATATAGAATTAATAGGTGAACATATTTCATATAATGATTTACTTCCCATAGCTCAAAAATATGTTAAAAATTTTGATGGGTTAGTCCTTATTAGAGAAAAAGAATTACCTATGAAGGGGAGCAAACGAGCTACAGGTACCTTATGGTATAAAAATCAATTATTAGGTTTTACAGTTGAAGATGTTACTAGAGAGAAAAAAATTCAAAATAAAACAGCAATCCCCGCTAATTTAACTTTTATTTCACCCCCTACAAAAGGGTATTACAATATAGTTTTAGACACTACAGGAAATAATTTTATAAAAAATAATTACGTTAAATTCCCTAATGATAATAGAAAAAAATTCAGAAATCCCGGTGTACTTATTAGAGTAGGAACTAGCGAAGATGCTAAAACCCTTTATGATAATCCTAACTTATCTTTTGATGGGATTAGAATCCATAGTGGCACATCTGAAAGAAGTTCTGCGGGGTGTTTAATATATTCAAATCAAAGAAATGAAGATGGAACCCTAAAAAATAGTATTGAAATAAACCAAGAGTTTATAAAATATGTATATTATAATAACATAAATAAAATAGTTTATATAGATTATTTTGATTTAGTAGATAATACTGATTATAATCTACAAGGTAAAGTAGTAGATTTAAATCTTAAAACACCTATAAAAGGGGCTCAAATTAAAATCCAATCTTCATATAATTCTTCAACACCCGAATCTTTAAAAGGTATATATACTTTTAATGGTTCAACTACTACAAATGAAAATGGAGAGTTTAATATTCCAATCCCCCCTATATTGGAGTATATACTATCTACCCAATCTAAAAATATTGGAGATCCTAACTCTAGTATTGAAGTTAGCATATATGCTAAGGGGCATGATGAAAAGGAAAAAAATATAATAGATAGTAAAGGAAATTATACTCCTAATTTAGGCATTATAGAACTTCCTGTTATAACTAAACTAAATCTCCTACCTTTATCTGAAATGACTTTAGAAAATGAAACATCCCAATATAGAAAAATATTAAATACTCCTGAGGTAGAAATTAATTCTAAATTAACTAAACAAAAAGGTAAATTAAATGATTTAGTTAAAAATATCCGTGATAACATTATAACAACTTTTTTCTCATAAATGTTTGATAAATCCCAAATATTAAATTTACTCCAAATTCCTAATTTAGAATTTGCTCAGTGCCCTGCTAATCTTAGTACTTTACAAAAAGTAATTAAGAAAAGAAATAATATTGTTAAACAATTAAATAATATACAGAAAGCAATAGAAAATACTTTAGTTGGGGTTGAAATCTCCGAAGGAGTTATCCTAACATCTGAAGTATTATTTAACATCTTAATAAATCTCCCCTTACCCTCCTCCACAGGAGCTCCTGGGGTACCTGGATTATTTGTGAGTGAGATATTGAAAATTCAAGATAACAAAGAGGAGATAGGAGAATTAATAAATAAATTAAAATTGTCTAATTCAATTCTATTAACTAATTTAATAAGCGTAAATACCCTTCTCCAACTTTTATTGGGTGTTTTAGGTATATTAGATGAATTAGTTCAAAAATGCTCTGAAGGGGATGATTTAATTTTAGAACAAGTTAATTCAAACATAAGACAACTCCAACAAACAAAACCCCCAGTAGTAAATGAAGTGAATGGTTTTACAATGAGTGTTGAAACTGAAAATACTACTAAAGATTTAAAAAGAAAAAGAGCAATCGCTAAAAACCAACAAGGTGTTATATTATTGCGAGGTGAATATTCATATAGTGCAATAGACCAAATATTAATTGATGAACTAGTGTTCTATATTAAAAACAATGATTTAAAAGCTAATTAATTAAATATTTATAACCGATATGAAAACAAGTAATTTTAAACAAATCGTAAAAGATGCAGTAAAGGAAGCAATTCAAGAAGAATTGAAAGAAATCCTTTTGGAGGCAGTTAAATCTCCTAAACAAGTAGTAGCAGAACATTCAATACCACAAGTTAATTTATCTTCTGCACCTGCTAAGGTAACAGGTGATATGAGAAAAGAGTATATGAATGTCTTAGATGGAATGACTATGACAAGTCAAGACGCTAAACCTGCTTTCCAACCAAACGCATCTACTGATCCTGTAAATGGCAGTTTACCTGATGGAGAAGTTGGTATGGATCAGATTATGGGATTAATGAATGTTAAATAATGGCTTACAACCCTATATATATTAACCCTTCGGATTTAAACCCCAACCTAGCTATTGGGATTAATATCCCATTTTCAAAAGTTGGAGTATTTGTTTCTAATTATACTACTGCTAAGGCATTAAAGAATAATATACTTAATTTTTTACTAACTGGGACGGATGAAATACCCTTATCTACCGTTGAGTGGGGTGGAGTTAAAGAATATATATTTTCCCAATCTTCCCAAGGAAATTTAGAATTTATCGAGGTTGATGTAAAACAAAAACTAAAATCATATTTTCCTCAAATAGAAATAACTAATTTTGATATTTTAAGTGATTCAAATAATAACACAATTGTAATTAAATTTTCATATAAAGTTAATTCAACTAATATAGAAGATAATATACAAATAGATATTACCCAATAAAATGACAGACGTAAAAAGAGATATAAAATATTTAAATAGAGATTTTTCTGAGTTAAGAAGTAGGTTAATAGAATATTCTAAAACATATTTTCCTAATACTTATAGTGACTTTTCCCCAACCTCTCCAGGTATGTTATTTATAGAACAAGCTGCTTACGTTGGGGACGTATTAGGATTTTACCTAGATAACCAAGTCCAAGAGAATTTTATTACTTATGCTCGTCAAACAAATAATATATATGAGTTAGCTTATATGATGGGTTATAAACCTAAAGTTAGTGGAGCATCTCAAGTATCTCTTACTATATCCCAACAAATCCCTACTAAAGATCAATCTGGAATAACAACCCCAGATTATACCTATACTTTAAATGTACCTAGTAACACTGTTGTTTCTAACCCCAATGGGACTAATTTCCTCATCCAGGACGATATTGACTTTTCAGTATCTAGTTCCAACGATCTTACAGATATTAATTTATCTACTATAAGTGGGAATTCTCCTGAATATTATACTTTAAGTAAATCTGTCAAAGCTATCTCAGCTACTATATCCACTCAAACCTTTACCTTTGGGTCTCCTTCTCCATTTCAAACTATAGAAATTAATAGTGACAACATATTAGGGATATTAGATATAAAAGATTCTGATGGTAATATTTGGTATGAGGTAGATTATTTAGGACAAGAATTAATATACGATTCCATAAAAAACACAAACCAGAATGACCCTAATAATAATGCTAATGCTGGTGAAGTTCCATATTTATTAAAAATAAAAAAAACTCAAAGAAGGTTTGCTACTAGGTTTTTAGATAATACAACTCTTCAAATCCAATTCGGATCAGGTACTGCTGCTGATAATGATGAAGAAATTATCCCTAATCCTAATAACGTAGGTTTAGGCCTTACTTTTGAACAAAGTAAGCTCACCACAGCTTATTCCCCAACTAATTTCCTTTATACTGATACTTATGGTATTTCACCCTCAAATACAACGTTAACAGTAAGATATTTAACTGGGGGAGGAGTTGAAAGTAACGCTCCTGCTTTTACTCTAACCACAATATCCAACCCAGATATTAAATTTAATAATTCTGGATTAGACTCAACATTAGCTAACTATATTAGAGGAACTCTTTCATCTACAAACCCCGAATCTTCAACTGGAGGGTCAAGTGGGGATTCATTAGAGGAAATAAGACAAAAATCAATGATGTCATTTTCCTCTCAAAATAGAGCAGTTACGGCTGATGATTATTTAGTTAGATCTTTAAGTATGCCTCCTAAATATGGGGTTATTTCTAAAGCATGTATTGAAAAACCAACTTTAACCGATAATCAAGTTTCTACTATTGATACATTAAATTTATACTGCTTATCCAAAAATATTAGTAATCAATTAAATATTGCTAATACAACTCTTAAACAGAATTTAAGAACTTATTTATCTCAAAACAGAATCATAGGAGATAACATTGTAATCAAGGATGCCTATATAATCAACATATCAGTTATGTTTGAAATAATTGTGTTGCCTGAATATAATAATAATGAAGTTTTAACAAACTGTATAAATGGGTTAAAAGATTATTTTAATATAGACAAATGGCAGATAAATCAACCTATCTTATTACGAGATATATACATTAATCTTGATAAAGTTAAAGGAGTACAAACTGTTAAAAATGTTAAAATAAGTAATAAAACAGGATCTAATTCAGATTATTCAAAGTATGGATATGATATAGAGGGAGCTACCCAAAACCAAGTAATATACCCTTCCTTAGATCCAAGTATATTTGAAGTTAAATACCCTAATCAAGATATAACAGGTAAAGTAGTACCACTATAAAAATTAAATAATGGCTATATATAAATTATTCCCATACAAAGATACAACATTATATTCCCAATACCCAAGTATGAGTGTTGGGTTAGATTCTATAAGTGAAGTCAACAACCAAATGGGCATTACAGGTACCCCAGATGTAGCTAGATTTATATCACAGTTTGATAATACCGAAATTCTGGATGTAGTAAATAATAAAATAGGAGATAAAGAATG